TGAATCTGCCGGCGGAGCTCTACACTCGGCTCGTCGGTGCGATCGATGACGAGCTCGATCGAGTGTTTTCCCAGTTCAACAAAGGGGAGGGTCCGCTCTTTGAGCTGCAGTCATGATCGCCGGCTTTGAGCTCGCCCGGCGAGTCGGGCGTTTGTTCGGCCGGATCTATGCCGAGCGGCCGAAGGGGACGATCGAGGATTGGGCCCGGGTGAATATCTGGCTGACGAGTGAGGAGAGCGCCGATTTCCCTGGGAATTACGATCCGGATCTGAATCCTCTGCCGACGGTGCTCTTCTGGGCCTATCGCTGCGGCAAATACAAAAAGGCCGTCTTCAAAAAGTCATCGCAGAGCGGTGTGACCTTGGCGGTCCTGATCCTGATCTGCTGGTACGTCGTTCATGAGGTGAGGAATTTCCTCTACGTCCTCGATTCGATCGATGAGATGCGGGACGTCTCAAAGAATCGCCTGAAGCCGCTGCTGGTCCGCTGCAAGGGGGCCGAGGGGCGGGTGCCCGAGGATGAGGACAAGATGTCGAACCTCACCCTGAAGCTGCTCGGGTGCATCGGTTACCTCCGCGGCGCGAATTCCCTGGGTGGCCTTTCGAACAAGTCGACCGGCCTGAACCTCTACGACGAGCTCGACGCCCATCCGACGGTGAAGGGCACGAATGAATCGGCCGCCGATCTCGCGAAAGAGCGTGGCAAAGCCCATTCCCGATTCTTCGAAGTGCTCCTCTCGAAGCCGATCGAGTGGGAGGGGCCCATCAACCAGGCCTTCCTGAAAGGCACCCAGCACAAGTGCTTCCTGCCATGTCCGCATTGCGGGACGATGCAGGACCTCGAGTGGGAGCAGATCAAGTATTCGCATTGCAAGGTGAAGGGCAAATGGGATTTCGAGCTGCTGAAGAGCGAGACCTACTACGAGTGCAAGGCCAAGGCGAGCGATCGCTGCCGCGAGGTGGGTGGCCGCATCGATGAGGTGCACAAGCCCGACATGATCCGGGCCCGCGATTGGCGCCAGACGAATTTCGGGGAAGGGGATCAGGAGCTGAACGAAGAGGTCTTCAGCTGCGAGATCACTGACCTTTACTCCATGCGCAAAGGCTCGCTCTGGTCCGATCTCGCCCGCGAGTGGATCGAGGCCCAGGGCGACACCTCGAAGATGCAGAATTTCCTGCGCGGCCGTCTCGCCCGTCCTCGGAAGAACAAGCGGATCGAGATTGTCACCCATGACATCTTCCGGATGACGAAGGGCTACGAGCGCGGCCATTGCCCCGTCGAGCCCGACTGCATCATCATTGCCTCCGACGTCCAGCAGGTGCCGCCGGAGAAAAAGTGGGTGAAGGCCGCCTTTCGCCTCGATGACGACTCGTGTCACGTCCTCGACTGGGACCGCACCCTCGCCTTCAGCGATCTGAATCAGGAGTTCGATCGGGAAGTGATCGTCGATCGGTGGGACCGCTTCACCCCCGTGCTCGATCGGGTGAATCCGCGGGCCCGCGTCGGCTTCATCGATGAGCGGCATGAGCGCGACCAGGTGCGGAATTTCGTGATCTCCTCGCTCCTCGGTGATGATGAAAACGGGATGCCCGTCTACCGCTTCTATCCCGTGCGGGGCTGGGGCGGCATGCACACCCGGCGCCTCACTTCCATCGTGACGCCCCTGATGGGATCCAAGCCGAATGGCGATCACCAGGGCTGGCCGCTCTGGATCTACGACCTCGACGACGACGCCTTCAAAAACCAGCTCTACAACGAGCGGATCAATGGTTTCCGCAAGGTCCTCGCCGCCATTGCCGAGGGGAAACCGCCGCCGGCCGGGTGGCCGCCGCTCTATTTTCCGAAGGATCTCGACCCCACCTTCGTCTCCGAGCTCTGCCAGGAGAAGTTCAAAAAGGACCCCAAAACCGGGAAGTGGGAGTGGGAGGATCCCAAGGGAGACAATGACTGGGGCGATGCTCTGAAATACTGCCTCGCCGGCTGGTATCTGATGCGCCCCATCATCGCCGCGGAAAAGGCCCTGCGGAATGCCCAGCGCCTCGCCCGGGCCGCCTGATTGACACCGCCCGGGGCACGTGGACACCCATGACAATATCGTCTCCGGCCTCGTCGAGTTCTACACTCGCGAGCAGATCCGCGCCCAGTGGCAGCAGGTGCACGAGAGCCTGAGCCAGCGCGCGAGCGAGACCGTGACGATCAATTCGAAAACCGTCGACGGACGCACCACCTCCGCCATCACTCTCTCCGGCCCCGAGGAAAAGCACGCCTACGTCGCCGCTTGCCGCGATGCCATCGCCCAGCTCGACGGGAAGCCGGCGGCGACCGAGCGCCGCACCATCGACGATCACAGTGGTGGCCCTGTTTTCGTGTGACCCCCGACCATTACCCAACCGCCGTTGGGTAATCCCCGACCATGGAAAACCGAGGATCTTTTGCCAGCCGATTCGAGAGCGCACCGACCGTGAGCGCGCCCGATTTCTCGGCCCAGGCCGCCACCACCACCGACGCCTTCCTCCTCGGCAGTGATCACCAGGGCGCTTCCGATTCGCCGCTGCGGGGATACGTCTACTGGCGCTCCACTGACACCCGCCGGCAGATCTCGCGCCTCACCGATCGCGAGATTCACCGCCGCATCGATTTCCTCTACCATCATTTCGGCTTCTGCCGTCGCCTCGTGCACGGCCTGGCCAAACTCTGCGGCATCCTCACCCCCCAGCCCGACACCCTCGATGAGGATTGGAACGAGCTCGCCTTCGATGCCTTCATGTTCAATGCCCAGTCGCCCGAGATCTTCGATCAGGGCGGCCATTTCGATTTCTTCCTCTCCCAGGTCGCGTGGAATGTCTCCCGCTTCCTCCGTGGTCGCAGCCTCGCCGTCTTCACCGAGACCCAGAGCGGCCGCGCCTCGCATGCCTTCTACGAGGCCCACCAGATCGATCACGACTACCGCGACGAGACCGACGAGCGCGTGCGTCAGGGCGTGCTCGTGAATCCCTTCAGCCGCCACCTCGCCTACTTCCTGCGCGATGGCGAAAAGCCCGACGACCGGCCGAAAAAGATCGACGCCCAGGACTGCCTCTACCTCGGCAAATTCGAGAATCACGGCCAGATCCACCCGATGAGCGTCCTCGCCTTCGCTGTGGCGAACATGACCGACGTCGTCGAAGTCCAGGGCGCGTGGAAAGGCGCCATCAAGAGCGTCGCAAAGCGTGGCGAGGTGATCGAGACCGATGCCGGCAGCACCCCGGCCCGCAGCGGTGGCGCCGGATCCACCGCCGTCGAGCGGACCATGCCCGATGGATCGAAGCAGATCCACCACCGCCGCTTCGTCTACGGCGGGAATGAAGTGCTGAATCTTGGCCCCGGGCAGAAGCTGAAAGTGATCGAGAGCGAGAATCCCACCGCTGAGAATCTCGCCTTCGTCCGCGCCGTGCTCGAGGATTGCGTGCTCGGCGTCGATCTGCCGCCCCAGGCCCTTTTCCACCTCGCCGGCATCACCGGCCCCGGCATCCGCTACAACATGGAGGACATCGATCGATGGATCCTCCTGCAGCACCTCTGGCAGGCCAAAAAATGCCAGGTCATCTACGCCCGCACCATCGCGAAAGAGATCAAAGCCGGCCGCCTGCGCCAACCCGTGCACAAAGGCCAGCCGCTGCCCTGGTGGAGGCCCGGGCAGACCCATTGGTTCGGCCTGCCGAGCATGACGATCGATCGCGGCCGCGATTCGCGCATGAGCGTCGTCCGCCTCGACATGGGCCTCACCACCTGGGCCGACGAGCATTCGAAGGAAGGCGCCTTCTGGAAGAAGGAGATCAAGGCCCGCGTCCGCGAGGTCGCCTTCGCGAAGCGCTGCGTCTGGGATGAAAACAAACTCCTTCGCGAGCAGACCGAGGGCGAGGTCACCATGGCCTACGAGGAAGTCATCCGCCGGCCGAATACCACCCTCCTCATCGGCGAAGACTCCGCCAACAAACCCCAGCCCGATCCCGCTGAATGAATTATCCCCGCATTTTCCAGCGCATGTATTGCCAGCCGCTCCTCGTCACCGAGGCGTGGTTTCATTCCGCCCACCAGGTGCTGATGCCGCGGATCCGCGGTGGAGCCGATAGCAGCCTCGAGGCCGCGGTGATGGATGTGAATGCGGCGGGCCCGACGAAAGGAGTCACCGGTAGACGTGCGCAGCGCGCGATGCCGAAGGTCGATTGGGAGAGCGGTCGCGTCCTCGACGATCGCCTCTACACCTTCGCGAAAGAAGGCGTCGCCGTCGTGCCCGTCTACGGCGTGCTCGCCAAGAACCTTTCCGCCTTCGAAGAGAGCTGCGGTGGTGGCACCGACATCAATCCCATCGCACACGCGCTGATGCAGGCGGAGAAAGATCCGGAAGTCGTCAAGACGGTCCTCGATTTCGATACTCCTGGCGGCGAGGTCACCGGCATCCCTGAGACCGGGGCCCGGATCCGCAAGTTGGCCTTGAGCAAACCGGTGATCGCCTTCAGCGACGCCACCACCGCGAGCGCCGGGTATTGGCTGGCCAGCCAAGCCGACGAGTTCTACGGCACCCCCAGCTCGCGCCAGGGTTCGATCGGCGTTTACTCCGCCTGGCTCGATCAGACCCTCGCCCTGGAAAAGGCCGGCTACAGCCTCGAGCTCTTCGCCGCCGGCAAACACAAGGCCATGGGCATGCCCTTCCGCGGGCTCAGCGATGAAGAGCGCGACATGCTGCAGGCGAATGTCGACGCCATCTATCGCGACTTCAAAGCCGCCGTCACCAGCAACCGCCGCGGCGTCGCTGAGGAGACCATGCAGGGGCAGATGTTCCGCGCCCCCGAGGCCCTCGAGCGCGGCCTGCTCGATGGCATCGTCGCCGATTGGGAAGAGTTCGTGGATCTCGTCTGATTGACACCGCCCCGCCCGCATTGCTGCCGCACCCATGAAGATTTCCGCCACCCAATTCGCCCGCCTCACCGAGCTGCTCGCCAAGGCGG